AGCCCAGCCGGTTTCTTGGACTGTGCTGCAAGCTGGCTTACTCCGGTAATCTCGTAGGCCCTGCTGAAGAGTCGGTCCAGGTGACTAAAAATTTCACCAGACACCGTGCGTGGCACAAAGAACTGGGGCGGTGTACCTCGATACTCAATGACACCCCATGTCTCGTTGTTAAGGTGCGCCTTAGATATCTTTGAGCCAGCCTCTACAAAAACTTTGGGTTTTGCCAGGTGCATCTGCTCTTGAATGTTGTACAGCAGCTTATTAATTTCTAGCTGCACACCCATTAATTGTTCTGCCAGCCCTTGCCCATAGAACCCGAGAAGACGCTCGGTCCACCGGATAAACACGTACGGAAAGTAAGTACGCGTGTACGTTTCATTGAGTAGCGTAGCGCCATCAATGACCAGGCTGTGGCGTCCGTCGGTGGCCCCTTCACCTGAAGGTAGGTGGAACGCCTCAATGCAAACAATTTGATTTGACGATTCATACCCCTGGTAATCATCTTCGGGACTCGGCGCCCTTTTAATTGCATCTGCATGCTCCGGGTACAGGTTCATGAGAACATTACGATCTACATACTTTACCTGGAACATTTGACGCGGCAGGCCGTAAACAGACTCTTTGTCGTCTACCACCAACTCGTCCGGAAAAATCCTTTCGCATTTAATCTTACCATCCAACTCGTAAATCTTCATTGCGCCAGTGCCAAAGACACAGGCGTCTAGAAAAACTCGAGGCATAATGTGGTAAATATTTGTCGAATAAAATTGGCCCTCACAAAACTTATCCAGCAGCTTAGCCTTCCGCTGCATTTTGTAATCGCCACCAGAAGTCAGAAAGGTAGCCTTGGGCCGGTTCTTTGCAATCTTGGCTGTTACCGTATCACACATGGACTGAATAACATTCAGCGTCACCCGATGTCGCATGCTGCTGGACGCAGCCCTTGAGTAGCGACTGTGGGTTAATCCCATGTGGTAGTAGTTTCCGTACAGCCGTATATGGCGTAGGTTTGCATCCGACCTGTACTGCTGGTCCTCGCGAATCGCATCGTACGTTGCCACAATCTCGTTGTGGCAATCCCCTATTTCAGTCCACCACGCATCCATCAGTTACCCCCGGCAGAATAAAACAAAAGGTCTTCCTCGCTCATGCCCTCGTCATCTTCGGCCTGATACTTCTGAGGAATTACGGGCTCAAAATTAGGCCCATCAAAAGTCACTTTAACTCGAGCACCGCTTTGGGACTCATAAAGAATCTGTCGAACGCCAAGGCTCTTTGCAAACCGCAGTGCGTCTTTTAGTTCAGCATCCATCCTTCATCCCACCATGATTGAGTGTCTTGTATCGCAAGCTCCTGCTCTTTCGATTCGAGCATTTGCTCTTCCAACATCGCGTAATATTCAGGACTTCCGACTTTCGGAGCCACGAGCTCTGTCGCAAATGTATAGTGCTTGCTCTCCCGCCAGGCATACAAGCACGCATCTGATAGGTGGTTTTCAAACCGAGGGTCCTCTTTCCGCCTATCATCATCCCATTGCAATAATCGCCATTCGTCTAATAACTCAGAATTTTCGTCTATTAAAACATAACCGGACGCCAAGTCCGAGTTCATTAATTCAATGTAGGCGTCTTTGTTTCGCTTCTCTGCTGCCCGAATAGGCAAAGCCCAGCGCTGGCGAAACTCCTCTACAATTGATTTACCCAGGCCACCGGTATCCGCCACAATAGATGTGAAATTGTAGTAGTCGTTGTACTCAGCAATTCTTTCCGCAATTTCTGATGGCAACATACGGCTTTGTTTAAAACAATCAACGACATAAAAATGCGGCAGGTCTCTCGAGTACGCCCCAATGACAAAAGCCGTTGCGTCCTCATACCCAAGGTCAATTCCCAGGATGTAGTCAAAGTCATGCTCGTGTATGGGTAGGCTGTTAAATAGGTTTCGGTCAGGGTCGTATTTATAAATCAGGGAATCCTGAGAGCGTATCCACTGGCCCTTCCATTCTCGCAGGTAAACCGGGTGAGACTTGTCCCAGTTCTTTTGCTTCATCCGTTTATCTAGCCACTCTTGAGCGTGGGGGATGTGAGGGTTGTCCAGGATAGTCCACTCATGATTGGAATAGCCCATACTGTCGTCAGTCGTTGCACGGAAGAACATGCCTGTGCATGCCGCATTGGGTGTCCCAATCATCGCCAAGACACCGTTGTGGTCAATCAGTGCAGGCTCAAGTACCTCCTCAACAAGCTCTTCCATGTGCGGTCCGAAACTAGCGGCCTCATCCAGAATAACAAGGCGATAAGCAGAGCCGCGAAGTTTGTCGATATCAGCTTCATCATTGGCCCCCGTAAGAACAATCTGACTTTTATTGGGCAGGGTGCAGATTAATTCGGAGTTATTGAACGCCATTCCAATGTGATATTTTCTGTTGGCGCGTTTTAATTCTGACCACATAAGACGTTTTGCCGAGCTGCGTGTAAGCGCAATATACGCCGAAAGCGAATCAGGGTATCTGCTGGCTGTTTCAATCAGGTAATAGCAACTAGCGTATGTCTTCCCGCTCCGACGACTGCACAACGCCGTTTTAAAAGAAGACGGGTCGTTAATAAACTCGAGCTGCTCGGGAAATAAATCTTCCTGCCAGCGATAAGTTCTATCGCTAGCAGCATGCTCATCCTGATTTAAATCCCGGGCATCGCCAAAACGCTTATGGAATTGACGCAATATGTCACGAGCATCGTGGTTGTTACGCCGCTTTGTCATCGCTCATTTGTTTCTTTGGGCGGCCACGTTTTGCCTGAGGTTTTTCCTGCACTCGGCACCATGCAATCGACGACATAGGTAACCAGTACGTTCCTTTGGTTTCATGTGTCAGAAGAACGCCTGGGGTTCCGTCTACACTAGTGTGCTTCATTGAATACGGGCTGCGAGGATCTTCAGCAGTCACAAACGACATGTTTAAGACGCTCCGCGCCGATTGGGTTAGCTGCATAGCTACAATTTCCATTGTTCACTCTCTATCTTGCTTACGCCGTCGGGCTGTTGAAGCGCAGGCACGTAAAACAGGTTGTAGGGTTGTTTTAAGTCTCGAAAAATAAAACTGCGGTGGCTGCAGAGTATGGGCTCGCCTTTGTCGTGTTCAAAATACCGCAAAAGAGTTTTTGCGAGGGCAAATTTGCGAAACGCCTCTTTTGTGTAGCAGTAATGAATGACCAAACGATTGTTGGAAGTCCGTAAACCGCACATCCAGGCAAAAATTAAGCTGGGGTCTTCATCAGAGCACGCAATAACCGTTATCGCGTCCTCCATAAGTCTCGAGATAATTTCTCGGTGCGTTTTATAAAACAAAGGCTGAAATTGGTCTTTGTTTTGGACCCACCAGGAGTCTAACCAGCTTTTGTACACAAAACTTGAGTCTCCGGTATCCGCAAGGCGGATGTAAACCGGCAAGCGGTCAGCGTCGCGCATTGAATTGTATTTCCGAGAAGCCTCGCGAAACTCTTTACGCCTTTGCTGCATTACTTGTCCCCTTCGGACAGCCGTTTGGCTGCAATTTCGGCTAATTTAATGAGTTCTTCATCGCTCATTGTTTCTAGGTCCGATTTTTCTTTGAGTTGTTGGTCTACGCCAACGAGCTGAGCCAAAGAACGAGTCATTTGCCCAAAAGCCTGCGCCTGGTGACGGTCCAGACCGCCGCCGGTCTGAGAAATGCGCAGCATATGGCGCATCTCGGAATCAATAACCCCAAGGGCGCACTCCATAACCGCGTGGAGGCTGGGCAGCACTTTTATGTCTATGAGCTCACGGGATTTGGAGTTGATGGCAATCCTAGACCCTTCTGTTTCCAGGTCTTTTTCTGCCAGCTCTAAAATTTCACGGCGCTCGAGCTTGCTGCCTTTTGGGCCGCAGGCATCGTCGTATCGGACCTTTAAACGGTCCCCCATGTGAATCTTCTTCGACATAAAAACCCCAGCGACAAAAAACTAGCCATTTGTGCCCGTCATGTAGAGCGTGAATGACCCCTCAACCCCGGTCGATACATCAACGCTGCTGTCATAAGAGGTAAAGCCATGATATTGAAAAGAGGCTTCAGCGGTTCCGGCGGCTGAGACATTAATTAATCGCCGAAGGCCCGGATGGACAAAAAGACCGCCAGCGGGGACATAATGAATCTGCCTCTGCACTAGCTGTATCCTCATTGTTGAGTCGTTTGATTGGTCGCCTCCACCTGGCGTTGTTTTAACGGTGAAAAACGTATCCGCCATCGTATTGATTTCGTAGAGACCCAAATTACCGGACACCGCGCCCGCGTAAACATTGGCGTGAGTCGCATCAGGTCCAAGGTTGCCACGGAGAAAAGGAGCCGTTGCAGCGGAAGTAGCGGCGGTAAAAGACTTTCCACTAGCGCTTACCGTGACATTGGTCAGAGTCGAAGAGGTGAGGTCTGCAAGAACGACGTACAGGAGAATAGACAACTCAGATGTTCCGGTATTGTGGACAATCATGCTTGTGCAATTAGACCAGCCGTCGAACTCTGAAAAAATTTGAAATCCCTGATTAAGCCCCGTGTTCGCATTGGACGTTTCAAGTTTGACGTGACGGACCATGGAGAACTCATTTGTATCCGCCTGAGTAAGGTCGCGGACAATAACCCGAGGGTCAGAATAGTCAGAATTCGTGCTCGAGAGCGCGGAGATAATTGTTTTTGCGTACTCTGGCATTCGGGAACTCCTTGTTGAGCTAAGAATACAGAGGTGCCGAAAATAAAACAACAGCCGGATTTGCCCAGGGTTCCGGATGTAATGCACTGCGTCATTTAGTGAAATTAATTGAGTGAGTGTGAGGGTATATAAACTTACATGCACGGACCGGACCG